TGGTGTCAATGGTTATGGTGATCATGCTGATGCCCTCTCTTCAATCCAGTCAAGGGCGAACGACTTGGCTTGCTTGAGGGTATCGGTGCATCCGATATAGGACTCGCACTCGGACTCGGTGAAGAGCTCATAGACCTCTGCGTCTTTGTCCCACTTAGCCCAAACTTCGTAGCCTCTCTTTTGAACGATTGGCAGGGTGAATATCATCTTTGACATGGCTTACTCTCCTAATTGTTTGAGGGTCTGTAACTGTTGACCGATACCTAGACCCTTGAGAGGTAATCGGACATTGGGGAAACCTTCGACTGCGGTCGCGTAGTGAGCTCCTGCAAGGACTGTGATCTCGCGGTCTTGTGCGTTGATGGTCATAAGTAATTCTTTGGTCAGGCGCGTCCAAGTAGCGCGGTCAGCCTTGTTCATGTTGCAGAGGGCGCGGTCATAAGGCGCGATCTCATCTTCGAGGCGGAGAAGACCATAGTGGGCAGAGAGAATATAGATCTCTGCATTGGCGCGTTCAGCGACTCGCATGGCAAACTTGAAGGCTTGTCCTTGGTAGAGCTCACGCGCCTTCGTAGGGAAGGGGAGCTTCTTGTTACTGCAGGCAATGAGGTAGAGGGGCTTCATTAACTAACTCCTTAAACTTAATAAACTAACACATGAATCGCTATTACATAATTCATGTGCTGCATTGTCAAGTGTTTTATTCATGTTTTCTTAAATTATTTTCTTAGTGTTGGTGACAGAGCTCGCGCGTCCTGCTCCATGGGTTATCACTCTGAAGGGACTGGATGCGGTGATGGAGCTCCAGTCTGGACTGACTGGTTTGCAAAGACTCGCGAGGTCTGCTATGTTCGGGGTTCTTATTTCATACCCATGAAAACACCATGCCACAAAAACTAACACGCGCGCAGATCAAAGCAGGACTGGATACGATTCCTATAGAGACACTACTGAGCTCAAGTGAGGGTAAGACATCCAAGATCACCAGTAAGCAAAGAGAATTCGCCCGTGCCATTGCATTGGGGCAGAGTAAGGCTCAAGCATATAGGGTCAGCCATAAGGCTAATGCCAGTAAGAGAACAATCAATACAGAACCATACAAGCTAATGCGTGACCCTCGCATTGCCCGTGAGGTCGAAGCCTACAGACTGGCTTTAGAGGCAGAGAAACATCGAACCCCTGTACAACTGAAGGCACTCCTTGTGCAACAGCTCGTCCAGCACTCACTTGATGAGGACTTCCCTCCTGCTCAACGCATGAAGGCACTACAACTAATAGGCAACCTGTTCGAGGTCGGTGCATTCCTTGAAAGAAAGGAGTCGGTTGTCGTGCATAAGAGCTCAGACATACGCACCAGACTGCTCGAACGACTGGGTAAGGTCACGGATGTACAGACCAAGCAGGACGATGCACTCACCTTGATGGAAGAAATTAGGGGTGATGGGCTTGTGGATGGGGCTGCGGACGCACCCACGGACGGGGTGGGCGCGCCTGCAGGCGGTGCGCGTGTGGGTGACCTAACGCATACTGTTTCACTCATCCAATCACTAGAAAAAAACAATGGGGGGGGTGTACAAAAATCCTCAGACCAAGTTTTGGACTTTGATAAGGAATGACCCCCCTATGTTTATGCATACAAAAAAGGGGTGGGGGCATATTAACAGCTGTTAATATCAAACTTACTGATTTCTTACAATGATACATAAGAATAGAGAAGCAATTAAACATACGCTAGATGCGTGTATAGGGGCGTGTATGACTGAGAAGCAGAGGACTGTGTTCCTTGTGATAGATGAGTATTGGAGGAACTTTGGGTATGGGCCTTCTATAGATGACATCATGTTTCATACTGGGGATAGAGGGCGGGGGAATGTTCATAGAGTGGTGAAGAAGCTGTGTGACTTAGGGATATGCCGGCGGGCGAAGAATTCTGCTCGGAGTGTTAGGCCGTCTTATATTAGCTTGAGGAACCTTCCTTGAACAAAAAGCAACAACTGGAGAAGCAAGAAGAGATTGACTTGTTTGTCAGGAGGGTGATGTTTGCTTTAAATCTCCCGAAGACAGAAGCCGAGGAAGCTGCACAGACTTTCTTTAAGATGCCTTCTAACGAACAAGCCTCTTACCTTGACGACCTTGACGCATTAGAAGCCAGCCAACAGAGAGAGGAGGCCTTTGATGACTTTAATAAGTTTGCTCATGCGATGTGGCCGGGGTTTATTGACGGGCGGCACCACAAGGTGATGGCTAAGAAGTTCGAAGAGATCGCCACGGGAAAGATAAAGAGACTGATTATCAATATGCCCCCACGGCATACGAAGTCTGAGTTTGCGTCCTATATGTTACCGGCTTGGTTCTTGGGAAGGGACCCTAGTAAGAAGATTATCCAGTGCTCGAATACTGCTGAGCTGGCTGTGGGCTTTGGACGTAAGGTCAGGAACTTGGTGGCGAGTGAGCCGTTCTCTAAGATATTTCCCAATGTTAATTTGAGGTCAGACAGTAAGGCGGCGGGACGCTGGTCTACGAATAAGAACGGGGAGTACTTTGCTATCGGGGTAGGAGGTACGGTAACTGGTAAGGGTGCTGATCTTTTAATCATTGATGATCCCCACTCTGAGCAAGAAGCCGCCTTGGCCGCTGGAGATGCTTCTGTCTTTGATAAAGTCTATGAGTGGTACACATCTGGACCGCGCCAGCGTCTTCAGCCGGGTGGGGCGATTATTGTTGTGATGACAAGGTGGTCTAAGAGAGATCTGACGGGAAGGATCTTGCAGTCTGCGATGGATAAGGACGGTAACGATGATTGGGAGGTAATTGACTTCCCTGCGATCTTGCCTAGTGGAAACCCCCTATGGCCAGAGTTTTGGAGCCTAGAAGAACTTCACGCTCTACAGTCTGAGTTGCCTGCGTCTAAGTGGAACGCACAGTACCAGCAGAGCCCGACCAGTGAGCAGGGTGCTATCGTTAAGAGGGAGTGGTGGAAAGAGTGGACAGACGAAGACCCGCCTAAGTGTGAGTTTGTGATACAGAGTTGGGATACGGCGTTTACTAAGAACGAGCGGTCAGATTACTCGGCGTGTACAACTTGGGGGGTGTTCTATTTAAATGAGAACCAGAATGATGCGAACATTATTTTGTTAGATGCGTTTAAGAAGAGGATGGAGTTTCCTGAACTGAAGGAGAAGGCGTTCAACCACTATAAGGAGTGGGAGCCAGATGCTTTTATTGTTGAGGCTAAAGCTTCTGGAGCGCCGTTGATTTATGAATTACGGGCGATGGGGATACCTGTTCAAGAGTTTACGCCATCTAGGGGTAATGATAAGATGGTGAGGATCAATTCTGTATCTGATTTGTTTGCCAGTGGTAAGGTTTGGGCGCCAGCTACGCGCTGGGCTGATGAGTTGATGGAAGAGATGGCGGCATTCCCCAACTCAGACCACGATGACTTAGTTGACTCCTCCACGCAGGCTCTGATAAGGTTCAGAAAAGGCGGGTTTATACGCTTGCAGACAGACGAAGAGGACGAAGTTCGCTCGTTTAGACGCAAAGTTTCTTACTACTAAGGATACATATGTCCATTGAAAAATCACTTTACGCTGCACCAGAGGGTATTGAGTCTTTAATGCCAGAGACTGAAGAGGATAGCGGCATCGAAATTGAGATTGTTGACCCTGAAGAGGTGACAATTAACGTTGGTGGGATGGAAATTAAGATTGACGGCGGTGAAGAAGACGATTTTGACGCCAACTTAGTGGACTATTTAGACGAATCAGTAGTCACTGGGATCGTAACCGACCTGATTGGTGACTATGACGATGACGTCAACTCCCGTAAAGACTGGATGCAGACCTATGTAGACGGTTTAGAGCTCTTAGGGATGAAGATTGAAGAGCGAGCAGACCCTTGGATTGGTGCTTGCGGTGTTTACCACCCCTTATTGTCCGAAGCGCTGGTCAAATTTCAAGCCGAGATCATGATGAGCACGTTTCCTGCAGCTGGGCCGGTGAAGACTCAGATCATTGGCAAAGAAACCCCCGAGAAAAAAGACGCCGCCACCCGTGTTGCTGATGATATGAATTATCAACTGACCGATGTGATGACAGAGTTCCGCCCAGAGCACGAAAGAATGGTCTGGGGTCTGGGTCTTTCAGGTAATGCCTTTA